AAAAAATTAATAAAATGGAACAAAAATCGATTAACCAACAAACAAAGCCATGCACTATACACGGTGTTGTATGCTGTGGCGTGTTAGAAAAAATGAACTTGGGCTGGATGAAACTTGAAGATGGAACTAAATGTATGCCTTACATAAAATGTCATTCAGATGAAGTAATGTATCGAGTAAACAACTGCCCTTCGTGCGGTAAATATGTTCGGGATGTGATGATTTAGCCATTGCATACAACTTATTTATAACATCAACACACCTATTAAAATCGTTGAAAATGCTAGAAAAAAACCTTGACACAATAACGTACAGTAATTATTTTACTGTAGGAGACCAAACATTTGCATTTCGTAAAAAGCATTTATTTAATATCACTAATATTCCAAAATATGTTGAATTAAAAGACAATAATAATTGTTTAGGCTATTGGTTAAATAGAAAATGGTTTAGTTTATCTAAAATTAAAAACATACTTATTCACGAACCTAAAATAGTTGACATTTCAGACATACAATGGTATTTACAAATTAATTTAGAGGAGGTAATATTATGATTACACATCAAAAATTTATAGACTACCTTAATTTTATACATTTTCAACTTTCTTTAGTTAATGAAAATAGAAATGATAAGTATATTAGAGGGATTTTAGACAAGGTTCGAGAGAGTTTTCCTCGAAGTGAAGATGGGTTTTGTGAACTTGAATTTTATTGTTTTTATACTAATTTTGCCACTTTAGAAACAGAAAACAACTATGGCGAAACCACTCAAGAATTATACGATAGACTTACCAAGCAATACGCCAATAGAAGTAATAGCAAAAAACAAAAATGAATGCTACAAACTTCTTATGACTATTTCACAATGGCAAAGTTTTAAAAGAAAACCTAAATGGCAATATATCCCTTATCAATTAGGGTTCTCGCAATTCGCCTTAACTAAAACAGTTAATTTATGAAAGAAATAACAAGAGTGTGTAAGATATGTAAAACTCGTTTCAATCCGATTAGAAGTACTCTCGAACCAACTTGCTCAAGTAACGATTGTAGATTAGAATATGCTTTGCAATACACCAAAAAACAACGTGAATCGAGAGATAAAAAACAAAAAAAAGAATCTGCTTTAGAAAAATCAATTTTAAAAGAGAAACTTAAAAGTTTAAAGGAGTGGAAAGATGATTTACAACGTGAAATAAACCAATTAATACGTGTAATTGACGCTCGACATCCTTGCATCGCTACTGGAACATATCAAGGACAAATGCAAGCTGGACATTACGCTAGTTTGGGATCTAATCCAACTATAAGATTTCATTTAGAGAATATTTGGATTCAATCGATGCACTCAAATTGTTGGAAAAGCGGAGATACATTACGTTATCAGCAAGGAATAATTGATACTTTTGGGAAGGAGTATTTAGAGTATATGAACTCTTTACAAAGTATTCCCCCAATCAAACTTACTATTGAAGATATAAAGCCTAAAATACCACTTGTAAGGTCTTTAATTAAGTGGGTTCGCTTACAAGATAGAAAGTTTAGTAATGATGAAAGAATCTTTTTAAGAAAACAATTTAATAACCAAATAAATATATACAAATGAAAAAATTAATATTAATAATCGTTATTATTATGAGCAGTTGCTCTAATGTTGATTGTGATGAGGAGAAAAAGCAATTGACAGAAAAGTACAATCAAGCCATCCAAAATGCAGGTGGTAGTTTTCCTGCTATTGAGCAGATCACAGCGCAATACCAACAGAAAATGAATGAATTAAATGAAAGATGCAATTAACTTTTAAAATTATAAAATGAGTATAGAGAGAGCCATAACGATATTGACCATTTTCGGTAATTTCAGTATCGGGCAACAATTAAGTAATGAACAAAAAAATAATGTAATAGAAGCTATCGACACTATTACAGAGCATTATAAAAAGGTTTTGGATATTAGTGTAACTTTAAATTGAAATTATGAAGGAAGACATTTTTATAAGCGAGCATATTATTTTAAATGTGGTATGCTCGCATTTTAATTTAACACCCGAACAAGTTACAAGCAAATCAAGAAAAAACGAATTAGTTTTTGCTCGTAAAGTTTGTGCTTATTTTATGCGAAAATATAGCCGTTTAACACTTCAAAAAATAGGCAATTTACTTAACGTCAGACACGAAGTTATAATTTACTTCATTCGTAAGATAAAAGAAGAAGGAACATTTTATAAATCTGTTAGAATAGACTTGATTAACATACGTAAATCACTACGAATATCAGAGATTAATACACTTTCAAAGAATTATCTGAATTAATTATACAAAAGTGTTGTTTTTGTTTTGTTTTGTATAAACAATTACTATCTTTGTTAAAAATATATAACTATGAGTGAATTAATTAAGATTACAGAACAAAATGGAAACAAAGTAGTTTCTGCTAGAGAATTGTATCAATTTTTAGAATATGATAGTTCTCAATGGTCAAGATGGTATCAAAAAAACATATTAGACGATGTTTTTTTTATTAAAGGTATTGATTATCAACCCATCGACTTAATGTCGAACGGTAACGCTACTAAAGATTTTGTTTTGTCAATGGATATGGCAAAAGAGTTATCAATGTTGGCTCGTAATGAAAAAGGTAAAATTGCAAGAACTTATTTTATCGAATGTGAAAGAAAACTACATGCTATTGTGCCTAGAACACATTTAGAGGTTTTACAGTCTGAAATGGCTTTATTAATAGAATCAGAGCGTGTTAAAAACGAATTGTTGATTGCTAATACTCAAATTGAACAAGATAAACCTAAAGTTGTTTTTGCCGACAGTGTTATTGGTAGTTCAAATTCTATTTTAGTTCGTCAATTTGCTAAAGATTTATGCGATGATAATTTTAAAATTGGTCAAAATCAATTGTTTGAATGGTTTAGAGAAAATAAATATCTAAACAAAGACAACGAACCTTATCAAAATCATATTGCATCTGGTCTATTTGAAGTTATTACTCGTTCAGTTGGTTCGGGATTAGAAACATTTACTACTAAAACAACTAAAGTAACAGGAAAAGGTTGTGTTTATTTCGCTAATAAAATAAAAAACAATCATGGCTAAAGAAAAAAAACAACCTCAAAAAAAGGAAATTGGCAGACCGTCAAAGTACGGAGAAAAGATTAAACACCTTCAATTTTGGTGTCCAGAAACAAAATACGACTTAGTTCATTCAGTTGTATCGGCAATGTTAAAATCGTATGAAATTAAAAAGTAAAATATGAAAAACAATTTAGTTTTTATAGCGTATTATATTTATGCTATTGTAGTTATAGTTGGAACTTATTACGTTGTGTTTGTTTTAGATAAAAGCGGTTGGTGGTGGGTTTTATCTTTTGTTTTGCTAGACATTAAACCTACTGTATCTGATGATTAAACGTGCTAAATCAGAACCAATCACCCCACAACGCAAACAATCCTATAATGAATTAGGAAATTGGCTAAAACTACATGGTATTACACACAAAAAACTTTATCCTTATGGATTTAGTATAGACACTCGGACGATACCTAAAGAGTTAGAAGAAAAATTTATAACAATATCAACATTTTAAATAACAAACATTATGAACGTAGAATTAGTAGGAACAATAGAAAAAATTAAGTTAGCCGAAGTATTTGGCACAACGACAAAAGTAGAAATTATAGTAAAAACAGAAGGCGAATATCCCCAATCTATTCCTGTTTCTTTCTTTAATGAGAAAGTAAATTACCTTGACAGTTTTGCTCCAGGAGACCAAGTAATCGTAAACACAAATATGCGTGGCTCGGAATATTTAGAGAAAAACTACGTTAGTTTAACCGCTTGGAGAATCACTAAAAAAGCATTATCATAAAATAAAACAGCCCTGACCTATTAAGTTAGAGTTTGGGGTTTGTTTTTTAATTATTATTTGTTATATTTGTACTTGTAAGCGATGTGAGAAGCGTTATACAAAACTGATCTAAAAAATATTTTATAAATCCTATCAAGGAGGCACTTCTCACAATACTGCCGAATTGATGGGATTTTACTTTTAACTTAAATACGGAATGTATGAACTTTTTAGAGAAAGATTTAGAAAATATTATTTGGGAATCAGATAATAAAAAATTACAAGAAAAGAAACTACCTATATATGGTATAAAATTTAGGCAATTAAGGATAGGTAATTATGGCATTTCAGATTTAATTACTATTCGTAGAGATTATTATTATGATTCTATAACTAAAAAATTTAAGCCATATATAGATATTACAGTTTATGAGTTAAAGAAAGAGAAAGTAGGCATATCTGCATTTCTTCAAGCTATAAGATATTGTAAAGGAATTAAAACCTATGTAGAGGACAAATATCCTGATATTTATTTTAAATTAAATATAGTTTTATGCGCAAAATATGTTGATTTAGATAGTGATTTTATATATATAACGGATTTATTAAATACAGAATCTACAATTCCAAATTGTTTAATAAATTCCATACGTTTTTTTTCGTTTGATTACAACATAGACGGAATTACGTTTGAAAAACATTCTGGATATAGTTTAATAAATACAGGTTTTTAATATGAATGGATTTGAACAAATTAAATCTTTCTACTCTTGGGTTTTTAATAATTCAGATAAAGTAAGACCAACCCACATTAGCCTTTATTTATTTCTTTTAAATCAGAATAATAGAAGTATGTGGGTTGAATGGTTTAAATGCCCTTATGATTTAGCAATGCAAGGTGCATGTATAGGAAATAAAAACACTTATTACAAGTGTTTAGACGAACTGCAATTATATGGATTGATAATTTATCAAAAAGGGATTAATAATTACAAAGCGCCTTTAATTAAATTAATCCAGTTGTACGGAAATGAACCTCTAACTGAACAAGTAACTGTACCTCAGAGTGAACAAGTAACTGTACCGCTAACTGTACCGCTAACTGTACCGCAGTATGATACGCAGACTGAACCGCTATGTGGACTACTAAATAAGAATATATATAAACTAATAACTAATAACTTTGAACTTTTAAATACAAATGAGAAACTTGTAACTGATTTTGTAGATAAATTAAAACAAATAACAAAAGTTGACTATAAAATTTTACTATTAGAACACGGATTTGAAAAAAATTTAATTGATGAATGGTTTATCGTTCGAGAGAATAAAAATGCATCAAATACAAAAACATTCTTCCAATCATTTATAAATGAAATTAATAATTCTGGATTAGATAAAAATGTTGCTTTGAGAACTTGTGTTGAACAAAGTTGGGCTACATTTAAAAAAACTTGGTATGATAACTTAAATAAACAAAACAATGGAACACCCACAAAAAAATCAAACGTCAATTACAGTCCAGAATTTATCGAAAAACATTTTGGTAACTTACAGCCCTAAAAACTGTTTTAAGTATTCAGGGAAGCTAAAAAAAATATCAGATGCTATAAATTCTAAAGCACCAACTTTGGCTTCTATAAAAAAAGAGAGAGGTCAAGAAATTACAAATTCTTTAATTATTCTGTGGTTGCTTTATTTGAATAAGTTACTTGATTTAAAAAACCCAATGAATGAAGAACAGATTGATTTATGCGCAGAAACGATTTTAACCGACTTTTATGTGCTTAAAATATCAGACTTGACGTTTATATTCAAAGAGATAGTTTCAGGTAAACACGGTAAGTTTTACGAAAGGCTGTCTATAAGTGATATTTTAAATATTTTTACTAATTATTTCAACGAAAGATGTGAGGTTGCAGAACAAGAAACTTTAAGACTTCACAACGACATTAAATCAGATATGACTTTCTCTGAATCTAAAAACATAAAAAGAATTTTAATGGATAAATCAAATTATAAATAACATAATTTGTTATTTTGTATTACTATTTGACTTATCTTTGCTTTAATAAAAATATGAATTATGACAGAGTTATACAACAAGATTATCGATAAAAAAGAGTTTTGCAAGGTTTTAGGCTCTAAAATAGGATTGGAAGGTGAAACTATCAGAAATTATTTAACAATCGGTAAAGTGCCTGAAAAGCATCAAGAAAAGGTTTTAAAAGCCTTGAAATTGAGATTGGAGTTAGATGAAAAAATAAAATCATTAACGGTTTGCAGCTATATTTAGTTGCGGACTTTGAAAACGAAAACTTTAAATAACCACAAAATTATGTTAGAAAACGAAAATTTGAATAAAGCAGAAACTCCGCAATTGAATATAGGTGATGTTAGCAGTAGTACGGATTTAATAACTTAAAATAAATAAAAATGAACACAATTAAAACATTAGATGATATTAAAGATTTGTCAATTATCATAGTTGGTAAAATGGTTGAAGAAGGTATAATAAAAGATTGTACTGACACATACGACCAAACAGAGTGCGATGCACAAGATGTAATTAGAGAAATTTTATGTAATAAATTCAATATAGAAAATGACTGATAAGAAAAAAGATTGGATTGGTGGCACACAAAATGTTATGGCTACCCTAAACGCAAGTTCTCACTCTAAAGAAGAAAGAGAACAAAATGATTATTATGCAACCCCACCAAAAGCAGTAGAACAACTTTTGAAGTTAGAAACTTTCCAAAATAACATTTGGGAGTGTGCTTGTGGCGAAGGTCATATATCAAAAGTTTTGCAAAAATTCGGACACAATGTAAGGAGTACCGATTTAATTGATAGAGGTTATGGAGATACTTATGATTTTTTAAAAACAAATGGTTCTGCTGATTGTGATATTATTACAAATCCACCATTCTCAAAGGCAAATGAATTTTTACTAAAAGCAATGGATATAATGTTTGATGGGAGAAAATTAGCAATGCTTTTAAGAATACAATTTTTAGAAGGAGTTGCAAGAAGAAAGATATTTAAAACATATCCACCAAAAATCATTTATGTTGCATCAAGAAATATAAGATGTGCAAAAAATGGAGATTTTGAAAACGCAACAGGTAACGCATCAACTTATTGTTGGTTTGTTTGGGAAAAAGGATTTAATGGAGAGCCAATAATTCGATGGTTCAACGATTAGGTAGTATTACTGCTAACAAGCGGGCGCTTTGCGCCAGTTGTCCAATTGCGCAAAGCGCTAGTTGGGCGAAGTGCCCGCTTGTTGGGCAAATGCCTTCGGGCATTTTGCCCAACTAATCGATAACCTCTATAAATGTATTACAATTATGAAGAAATACACTAAAACCAAAGTAATCCGAATTTTTTTCGTATATTTGGGTTATGATAGGAATATACAAAATAACATCACCAAGCGGAAAAATTTACATAGGACAAAGTATAAATATTGAAAAGAGGTTTATACAATATAAATGCACAAAAGCAAAAACACAACCTAGACTTCATTTTTCATTTATAAAATATGGAGTTGATAAACATATGTTTGAAGTAATTTGCGAGTGTAAGAAGACTGAATTACACGATTTAGAAACTTATTACCAGAGGTTATATTGCGCTGTTAATTCAAACGGGTTAAATTGTTTTATCAATAACGAGTCTAGTGTAACGAAAGTTATTTTAAGAAAAGAGAAGTATAAAAAAGAAGAACTGTTAAATAATTTTTATATTAAAAATAAAGATAAATTTATAGAAACATCTAACTTAATAGATTCAATAATTTTTTAATTATGCAACAATATACAAAAGTAAAAGTAATTCGTATTTCAGAAAATCAATTAAAAACGCTTCAAAAAATGAAGGAATATAATATTGATGTAGGTAGTTTCATTAGAAACGCAATAAAAGAAAAGATTAAAAGAGAATATAAAGACTTAATTCCGAAGCCAAAAAAAGAATATTGTCCGTTTTAATGTTTCAAATCAATCAAACTAAAGTTATAGCCTACATAAATAGTTTTATTAGTATCATAAGAAGCCGAGAATATACCTCCGCTTTTATTTTGAAACATTAAATTTCCTTTTACGGTGAAGTCGTTAAATTGTAAATTGTTGCCTATTTCTGCGCCTCCTAACAAACGAAATACTGTTTCCTTACATTTTATTTCAGTTGTAACTTTTCGCTCTTTAATAGTATAGCTTGGCGTTATTTCTTGAACTTCACCACGTACAACTCCAGACACATTTAATTTTAAAAATTCGTCATCAAAATCAGAAGAAAAAGCATTTAATTGAATGGCTTTTTCGTACATTAAAACTTTGTTCAAAGAATCGGCTTCAAAAAAATCTTTTTGCAATAGTTCATTTTCAGTCAATAGCTTTTCGTTTATTGGATTTTCAATATACACATTATCGCCTTTTTTAACAACATCGTCTTTTGCTATTTGTGTGTGATCTGGTTTCTTGCTTTCAAATTTACCTTTAATTTCAGGAACTACAACGGTAGCCGTTTGAATTGTTTTGCCCTCGCAAGATTTTAAGAATAGAATTAAAACAGCGAAAGCTACCCATCCTGACCATTTTACCCATTCAGGTATTTTAATTGATAATATATCTATTTGTGGCATAAATTATAATGATTAAAATTATTGCTATGATTAAAGATTTTATTCCTTTTCGGTTAATATTTTCTTCCATTTTTGAGTAAGTTTAATTCTTTCTTCCAAACTATTTGCACCTCCATTTATACGCAATGTTATCATTTGAACATCATCAGCATCGGCTAATGCATTTAGTTTTCTTTTATTCCAAAACCAACAAGCAGCAATCATAGCGTTAGCTTCTTGGAGTAAGAAGTCAGGATTATTTACAAAATCAATTCTTGTATCTTTAGATAATAAACTATAATTTTCCTTACCTGTCAATTGAATAAACCCTCTACCTCTGTATTTCCAACCCTCTCCACTTGCTTCATTTCCGTTACCCATACGATTAGCATAAACACGATTAGCAATCATTTGTGGCTTATTAGCATACTTATTTACAAGTTCAACAGTAGGGAAGTGTTTTTTAAAAACTCTCGATAAGGCTTGCGGGGAGTAGTTTAAATTCTCACTAATTGGCTTTAGATTACTCTCATGTTCTAACTGCCCAAAGAAGTGAGCCACTCTCAAAGGTGTGTTAATGTGATAATAATTTAGTAATGATTTATATTTTTCGTGCAGCATAACTATTCTATTAAGGGTTGATTACTATTTCCGCAATTCGGACAAATATCGGTTTGCGTTGGTGTACTTTCTTTTTTAATATTTGCCCAAACTGTCATTCCTAAACCTACGCCTATGAATATCCAAACACTGTCAAAAACTTGCATTGCAAAAGGATTGACAACTTTTTCAATTAAAATTCTGTCAGATAAAACAATGTAAATTCCAAGTCCTAAAACATAAGGAAAAGCAATTGCTATACAAATGCGCTTCATTGACCATTTGCCGTCTGCTTCTTTTAGTGTGTCATCAATAAACTTTCTTGCTGACCAGTAGTTATCTTTTGCCATTTTATTTCATATTAAAAAAATAATTAATTACGCCTAAAACAACAGCAGCTAAAAGGAATTTAATAATTAACACATAGGTATTATTTTCTGTTCTTGTTTCTCGCAAGTCTTTTAATTCTGTTTCAACATCGTCAATTTTCTTTTTTAGGGTTTCTATCTGACCTGTTAATCCCTTTTCTCCTGATAATTTATTTCCTAATAGAGCTGATTTAATTTCTGCCACATCAAGACCAATTTGCTCAACGCTGTTTTCCATTTTTTCAAATCGTGTTTTTTCCTCTGCTGTCATCATTTCGTTTTGTTTATATTTTATTTATTCAAAAAAGCAAATGCAAAGGCAAAAATTACAAAGCAAATTGTTGTAAAATTAATGTCCTTCCAAGATGCTTTTTCTTCCGCTTCCATTTTCTACGTGGCTTTTAATATTATTGTTTTCTGCTAAAAATTTGATAAAAAGCAAGTATCAAAATCACTCCTAATACTGCTAAAAATACTGGTAAGAACGAAAATTTTATAGTTGTTGTAATTATTATAGAAAAGAACCAACACGCATAAGTTGTAAGCATAGCGTCTAACTTATCAGCGTGGTTTAAATGCACCATTCCTAATCCTTTTGGATTAATAAGACTTTTACGTTGATACATTTTCTCGGCAAATTCAACCAAAAAACCAATAATATAACCTCCTAACATTTGTACAAATAATGATGTCGCTAAATTAGCCTCAATCACATATTTAAAAGGTGGAATATTTAGAAGTCCTAAAGTAGTTTGAATCGCTACAAAAAAGAACGCTCCAATGATATGTAAATGCCAACGGCTATATGAGAAGTTGCCTTGCCACAATTGAGTTGCAATCTCTTTGTTCATTATTTTGAACCAGTAAAAATAGTTTTTAAAGTCTTTCATAATTATAAAGGTTGCCAATAACGGTTAAACGGAATGTCACCATTTGGTACTGTGGTGTTTGCAGCTATTTTACTTTGCCAAATTTGTTCGCCAATTTCTACATAATATACTTTATCACCTATTGCATAAGCATCTTGTGCTCCTGTTGGTTGCTTCCATTTCGGAATAGTACCCGCTGGAGCAATTTCGGTAAACAATGCTTGTGTAACACTCGGTTGCCAATTATCCTGTGTTGTATGCGCTTGATTAACTTTGTACAATTTCAAATCTGTACCGCTAAAGGCATTGTATTTTTCTCCAACTTTAACCGCAATTCCTGACTTCCATAAAGGATAAATGTCTTTGTTGTTTAAGGCATCTGTATCTGTCAAAGTTTGAGCTTGGTTTACAACTGCATCTGTTTGCGCTTTTAAAATAGCTTCTGAATTGCTTATGTTGTAATTGTTCAAAACTTCATTTTGTAACTCTAAATCTGACTTTTCAACAACGCTGTAAGAAGCAATATCATTCGTTAAAATAATAACTCCATATTTTTGAGTACTTGTAAGTGTAGGCTCTACTACATCTCTCCAACCATCATTAAAATGATTAGCTGTTAGCGTGTTGTACCCATCTGTCCTAACTCCATTTATTACCCATGTTTCAGGAATTGAAGTATAAGTCTTTTGTAAATCTGATATATTTGTTTTCATAATTTTAAGGCGCTAATCCTGCGTCTGATATTGTCCAACCATATGTTGATATTATATATGCTCTTGCTGCTGCTCCAGCAACACTGTATTGTGTTCCTGAAACTGTTAATGAATTTCCTACTTGTAATATTTGAGATGCCCACCCGTTTAATAATGCGTCATAATTAGTAGTAGACATAGAACCTCCTATATCTGCAAGAAAATTACTGGTGTTATTTACATTAGCCATATTCCAACTTCCAAGATTTTGATTAAAGCTTGTACACCCTCTTAAAGCATTGAACATATTATTAATATTACTTACATCCCAATTCCCAATTGCCCCATTAAATAGTGGACAAAGATTAAACATTTGTCTAATATTTGTACATATAGATAAATTAGGAACGTCTGTTGCATTATAAACTAAATTTGAACAACCTGCAAAAGCTCTTGTCATATCGATCCATTGATGAATTCCCCAATTATCTATTGATACTACTTTGTCTTTATCTCCACCTATATTAAAATAAACTCTATTTAAAATACCTGTAACTTTTAATTGGTATATTCCGTGTGATGCATATGTATGAGTAATACTTGTTGTTTGCGCTGTATCGAAATTTCCATCTCCCCAATCAATATCAAACAATTGTCCACCTCCAAATGTAGGGAATGTCATGCTTGCACCAACACCTAAGTTAGTGTTGATAGTCATTATAAAAGCATTGCTTTTATTCAACTTGCTAAAAAGCATTTTCTTACTACTCATAGCCTTAATTATTAATTGTAACCCAATAATTACTTGTACTTCTAAACTCAACCACTATTTGATTTAATATCGTGCCATTATAAGTACCAAACATTTTTGTACCCCATCCTGCTGGATAAGTCAAAGCAAAATTTCCTGTAACATACAATGAAATAGTTTTTGTATTAGTTCCTGATATTGGCAGATTAGTTTCTGTTAAAGTTGTAATTCCTGTTAATATCAAATCCCAAGTATCTTTACTCCAGTTTATATTATAAGTTCCTGATACAGATGCATTAGTTACCAATAATGGAGTATTAGCCTTTAAAGCCAACTCATCAAACACCGCTTGACTATTTGGTGCGCCTGTCGGGTCGTTTGCAACGGTGTCAAACAATTTAGTAATTCCTTTGGTTGTTGGTGTGGCATCAACAGCAGACCCATCAGCACCTTTATAAATATTCTCTAAAATTGGATTTGTAGTTACCGTACTTGAATTTACATCTATCACAAAAGTAGCAACTACAAACTGTGAAACTTCATCTAAAACAGTACGCTCATTTGTATCTCTAATACTTAAATATCCGATTTTGTCCTCTTTATAAACTCCTAAAAAATCAGTAACAATAGCAAATGAAATAGACTTCATCCCGATTTGCTTTGTGGTAAGATTTGAGTTTAACCGTACCGTAAACAAATTTGAAGCTTGTTCGATTGTACTTGTACCTAATGAGAATTTCCAATCGCCTACGTAAACGACAAAGTCAAGTAAATCGACTAAAGCAATTCCGTTGATTTCAAACGCAATCGATACGCTTTCTCCTTTTTCTATGTTGATATTTGTTGCCATAATTTCTATAATGCTCTAAAGCCAGTACAAGTAACATATGTGTTTGTTGCTGTTGTCAGCATTGCCACATTTATAGCCGTTGCATACGTTCCTTTTAATGGTGTTGGAAAATTAATACTTATTTGATTTGTTGCAGGAGCATAACCTCTCCAAATGACTGTTGAGCCGTCTTTTAATTCTACAACAGAAGCCACCGCTGAACTATTAGCAACTGTTATCGAAGTTATATAATTTCTTACACCCGCTGCTCCTGCTGTTATAACTGCCGTATCACTTGTATTGGTAATTGCTGCCGTTGTGCCTTGTATGTGGTTAACGGTTGGTGCATAAGGCATTGTTACGGTTTTGCCTAAATCATCAACCTGAACAAACCCATAATCGTTAGCAGCGCAAGGAGCAGTTAATGATTCGTATCTAACACCGAGCGACATTATACCTACATTCCCCGATGCGTGTGCTGCATCTTCTGCCTTTGCAATTGTTGAAGCTCCCGCTGCGATTGTAGCTGTAACCGTTCCAGTTACCGCAGTTGATACAGTACGTAATATCTCAACTGGTAAACCATTTTCAACCCCCATAGGTCTAACATCCTGAATGCTTACATCTTGATTAGCATAGTTACTAACGGCAACCATTCCTAATGTCCAAGTAGTTGTACTTGCAGGAGCAGTCGAGCCGTTTGCAATTCTAATCTGCAATCTTAAAGTAGCATCATCGGGTACATTTTCATCCCTTGTGGCTCTTATTGTTTGCTTTATTGTTGTTCCTGTTGCAACTAATTGGTCTGCAAATGTAGACACCATATCATTACCTGTAACAATCGCTAAATGTCCCTGAGACGCGGTTGTATTAATTGTCGCTGCGGTTGCTCCTGTGGCATAACCTTTTCTTTGCGTGTCATAGTTTACTGCCGTTGCAGTTGTCCCTTGATATTGCAATTGGTAATAATTCCAACCAAAAGCCGAGCAAGTTCCTGTCCCTACTGCGAAACCTGAAACGGTAAAAGTTATGTCATTTCCTGAAACTGATGCAATAACGTAACGACCCGATAAGAATGTTCCTGTACCTGAAAAGCCTCCTAAATACATAGATTGTCCAACGTTTGCCGAAGTAAAGCCGTGTGAACCCGTGAAAGTAACAACCATAACGGTGGCTGATGAAATAGCATAAGCCAATCCATCACCAACAACATCCACTAACTCAACAAAGAAGTTCTGATTTACAATTCTTTGTGATAGGGCGCTTCTTGCTCTTAAACGTATGCCACCTTCATACTCTTTGGCTGAACGGATGATAGTTTCACTTCGAGCAGTCGTACCTGTTGTAACAACTAAATTTCCTCCTGTTTGGTTGACTGCCATTCCTGAACCGATAGAGCCGACAATTGCGCCCCAATCAGTATCGATGCCCCCTGAAACGGCTTTAGCAAAACTAATTCTGTCAACACTTTGAGGTAGCGCTCTGATTGGTGTAGCATCTGATGTAGTATCGTCTGCTGGTATTTTACTGATTATTAAAGGTGGTGTATATGCCATGATTATGATATTATATAATTAGTATTATCTGAAATGAATGTTAATGATTGGTTTGGAATTATAGTAATGTCCGTTGTTCCGTCCGCATTTTGACCGCTTGTAAATATTACGTTTATGTTTACTGCTGAACTATTTTTAACAGTGTATAAATTAGTGTTGCTTACTGCTGTTGGTAAAGTCAAAGTACCACTTGCAGTGAAAATATAAACATAGTCAGTATTTGCTGTTGCACCTGCTGAAACTGAACCCGATTGACCTGCTAATATGCTTCTAACAATGCCACCGCTTATCACTAAATCTCCACTGCCTAAAACGCTATTTCCATTTATAGTTTTAATATTTGTCCCTGAAATTAAAATAGTTTGATATAAAGTATCAAAATAAGTTTTAAGGAATGCCTTAACATTTGTCCAAGTTATTTTTTTAACAACAGAACTTTCAACTGTTGTAACTAAATCAGAATCATTTGGTGTTGCTGCTGATGCTCCGTTTATCGTTGCTCCTAAAGTGGCTGTTGTTTCAGTCCCATTGGCTACTACAGTTATTCCGTTTATTTTTTTTATATACTTTGCCATTTTTTTATCTTTGTAATAATTGAATAGAAACAGATTGTATAGCATCACCAGAATCAGAAGGCGTTGCTGTTAAAAAAATATATCTATCTATCGTAAAATTTACAACTACACTAGAGATAGAATTTGAACCTAAATCATCATTAATACTGCTTGTAGAAGTATTAAATACTTGAACATTTCCAGATTTTGTAACAATTGTTCTTTTAAAAGGACTCCTTCTTTCGCTTGCAGGAATTGTATATTGACCTAAAAGTGTAGCTCCTGATGTTGATAGTGAAGTATTAGTATATAGTTTCAAAACACAACTTCCAACATTAATAAATCGATCCATTAAGGCTAAAAAATCCCATCTTTGATCGGTAACAAAAGTATTAGCTGGTATTGACAAACTTTTATCTATAATAGTTTCTGATGTTGTTGATGAAACATAGGCAGAACTTTCAGAATTATCAAATCTTAAAAGAGAACCAGGAGGTGTGGTAATTGGATTTATTAAAGTTACTTCAATATAAGATTCGTCAGGATTAAACTCTAAAATTGTTGTTGTTAAAGCTGTTCCTACATATCTCTCAATAATGCCTTCTGTTTCTGGAACAGTATCAATAATTCCTCCATCCGTTCCTACGTGATATATTTCGCCTACAGTTAGCCCTGTAGTAGTGAATTGTCCTTTTATTAAAGAATTACCTGTAGCATCAGCAATTATTGTTGTGGTAGCTATTCTCAATTCAGAACTTGATTTAGCAACATCTAAATTATCTGCTTTCCACCATTTCCCATCTGATTCTAAATAAACTAAATCACCACTTATTAAATTTTCGCCTGCAATAATAATTTCAGTTAATTCTTTGTTAGTGGATTCAACAGTTTCGTCAACAAACAACTTTAAATCACTACCAGTTAATCCAGTATAATTTCCAGCACCTTTATTTTTTAATTTATATACTTGTCTTTTCATGATGTTAATTTGTAACGGTCCAACCTTTAGCTTCTAAAGCTATAACAGTTGTTGATGTTGATAAATCTTCTGCATTATCTGTAATGACAATATTTCCATCGTCAGGAGCTTCATTTGTAGCCCAATCTGTCCATTTATTCAATTCTGTAATAGTCAAGTTATTTTCAGCCAATCCCAACGCTGCTAGTGATGTTTTACCATTTAATTCATCTCCTACAATCTCAGAAATGTTATTAGTATAAATTTGTAACACTTCAATTTCATTTGATCCATAAAATGCTGGAGCAATAGTTAAAGTAGAACCACTAAGGGTACAAAAACTAAAAGTAGATTGTCCGTATGTTGTTAATTTTGTAAGACTGCTTCCAAACGTTCCAAAAATAGAACTTATAGCATCCGTGCCAAGTAATGCAATATTATCACCTGTCACTTCTACAGAAGAAAAAGTAGAGCTAAATAATGTATTCCATTCAGCTACATCAGTTACGTCAAATCCATTGTCAGTTTCAAAAGCTACTATATCTGAGGTTTCTATGTAAAGTCCGCCAGGTATTTCTGGAGAGCCTTCTACAACTTCATAACTATATATTCCATCTGTCACTCTATCTGGAAATAGTAATGGATTAGCTTGAATGTATGTCATTAGTTTATCCTGAACATCATCATTAAAATCTGCAGCTCCAATATCTGAAAGAGTAACTGTGTAGATATTTTCTTTGTTATCTTGGTCACCCCCTCCACCACTTGAATTAATAATTGGATTTAATGGGTCTGTATCGTCAATAGTTATGTTAGTTCCAGCAACTACGCTTTCAAGTCTATTTAAAGCACTTATTTTTTCAGCACTTGTGAAGTGTAAATAATCTCCAACATTTAATCCTGTTAAATCATTGTGGTCAGGACTTTCGACATCAACAATATTTATCCCTTTTCTCAATATATCAAAAAGAAATCCTCCTACCTCAACTTCTATAGCTTTGTTAGATAGTATTTCAAATTGTGATGGATAGTCAATTAAATCATCTTCTATAAAAACCTCATTAAATACTGTTCTGTTAAAGGTTTCAATATCTTCTTGAAAATCAGAAAAAACATCATATATTTTTTCATTTCCACTTCCTATTCCTGCTCTTAATCTTATTGAATATTGAGTATCAACCGATAGAGTAGTTATCTTTAAAGCAACTCTATATTTTACCATATCGCCACTTGATAACTGTCCAAAATACATTTGTCCTGTACCTACATTAAAAACACCTGTTACAGAATAAGGATTAAATGTTAAATTTGTTTCAGAACCCTCTCCATCATTTGTTAATAATGTAGATGTGTCAGCGGATACGCTTATAGGTGTTGTTTTAGTTAAATCATCTTCGTAATAAAGCCATCCATAGGCATTTAAAAATGTTTCAGGTGTTTCGGGTTGGTCAATGAATATTAAACCTGTACCGCTTGAATTTACAACTACTATTTTGTTTGGTGTAAATGCGCTTGGTGTATCTTCTAAATCTAAAAAAGTACGGTAATTATAAAAAGGAGTAGCAACTAATTTTTGTTGCGAAGTGTTTACAACTGGTACATAACCGTTATTGCCTATATATTTAAAAGTGTCAATTAGGTTATCAAATCTATCAGCTCCGCTTCCGCCACCACTACCAGAGCTTAATCCATCAAAAAAACCAACGCTTTTTAATTTTATAAGCAATTCAAAAGATGAAGAAAAAGTAAATGTTCCTGAATCAATTAGAGTAATTTCTGTAACATCAATATTTTGTTTTTTTATAATATTTGCTCCATTTGCAGTTTTAAAATCGCATAAAGTTCCACGAATTAAAATCCTATTTTGGTCGCTTATAACTTGTGGATAAACTACCGCATCAACAGTTAAGTCAAGGCTGAAAAAATCTCCTGATTGTTTAGTAATTAATAATGATTGTGCCATATTCTTTTATTTTCCCTATGTTTTTCAATAGGAGGGTTTTTCCTCTTTTGTTCAAAATTACTAAATTATATTTAATATAACATCTTTAGGTGTACTATTTGATATTTCTGTTGCATTAAAACTAATATTTGCGTTTGCAGTATAATAAACTTGTTCATTTATTCCGTTTTGCATAACTATTTTTAATTGCCCTATAGTCATTGTATTTTCTATAATATCTGTTGTTATATAGTCTGAACGCATCGTTATTTTAAGCGGATTATATATATTCGTGAAAGGTACATTGTCAAATGTTAATATTTTTACTATTGTATTTCCTAAATCGGGCGTTATGAAGTCTAATAAATAATCAAACTCTACAAACACTCTTAATTCATATCCGTTTGAAGGGTTTCTATTAGGTGTTACTTTTACAGTTATTGAAGTTACTGAAATTATATTACTTGGAGGTTGGAAATTTTCTAAATCTAAAACATCATTTTTATTTGGCGAAATAGAGTAAGTAATATCACCGAATGCTTCTCTCGCTTTTAATGTAGGAATTTCAATTGCTTTATAAATATAACCTCTTATTAAATTCACATATAAATAAGGACAATACAACACACTTGAAAGTTGGATTAAAGTGTCTATATTCATATTTTCAGTACCATAAATTTCTAAAAAATTAGTTTTTATAGCTTTCGATACTGTATTTTTTGTAGAAGTTTCATAATAAGTTGTTAAGTCAGTAATATTACTCGGCTGTCTATACCAAGTTTGCATTTGAATTGATTGATACCAATCATATTTATTTTCTTTATAATGGAATAGTGTAGTTTTTTCTTTTTGTAATTCAGTCATTAAGAATGGATTTGAGTAGAATGTTTCCCCTACTGTTTGGGTAACTTCTAAATACACTAAATTCATTTTATTATCTAAAGGCACGTTAAGCAAACTCCAAACTATTTGATGGTCGCCATTGTCCGAATTTATTAATGCTTCAACTAAAAAACTATCCGTAATATCTGTTTTTGTTTCAGTACATAAATCAACCAAATTAACAGTCCAATCTTCTAATTCAATTCCGCCATTTGGTGTATTTGTAGCTTGAATGTATTTATATTCGCTATTAGGCATTAATTGTATGCCTTTAAAACGATAAAATTGATTCATCCAACTATCTTTAAAGTAAAATGCTTCCTCTTTTGTTTTATATAAATTGATAATTGGTGCAATCATAATATTAAATTTTAACCAAAAATACAAATAAATTTAAACTAAAAAACAAAAACCCAAAAAGATATACTTTTCAGGCTTTTGAATCAACTAACCAAACTCTAAACGTGTAAATTTACAAAATTAAATCTAACCATCCTTTTAATTCCATAATATTTGATGCAGTCGCCCCATTTATTGAAACTTTATCCCAAAATACTGCATTATACAACCTTCTATTTGTATCTGAAAATATATTAATATAATAATTTTCAGTAATTGTATAGTTTATCGACAAAACATAAGTTTCGTTATTTATAATTATAATTCCGCTATTTTGCTCTATTGTCATATAGGCTTGTTGGAATTTTTCTTCTCCGGATATAGTTAATTCTTTTTCTAAATCATTATAACTTAACTCTGTTGGGAATATTTTTATTATGTTTCCTTTATTATCGAGTGTTGATATAAAACCTCTTTCTGTCCTTACCTTGTTTTGAATCGTTATGAAATCATCAAACTCTATATTTGAAAAAATCATGTTGTCATAAATCATCGGTGTCAATATTTGATTTGTTGGACTAAACTCATCTTCTTCTTTTACTGTATTTCCTAAATAAGTAGTAATGCAGTTCGGATTATTTTTATAAAAAGTGCTTTTTATTGGTACATTTCTATTGTAAATATTAGCCGTCGCTAAATATTCACTATAATAATTTAGAATGTTTCTTTTTAATGAATACCTCAAATTAGCATACTTATCACCAGCTTTTAAATTAGTTATAGCAGTAAAACCCTCGTTTGTGTATGATTTATAAGGGCAATATGATGAACTTATTGCATATGAGTATTTCGTTGAGCGTACTCCATTATTATTACTTCCAATAACCAAAGCTATAGGTGTTAAGATTAATTCTGTTTCTTTTACAGAAAATACCGTATAATTACCAGCGTTATTGTCGTTTGGTTTTATGATAAAACTGCTACCAACAACAATTCCTAATAAGATAAAATTTATACTCGCATCATTTCTTAAACTTAATCTATTGTTAACCTCATCATACCAATGGTTTAAAATAGTAGTTTCATTGAAAATCTCACTTCCAACCAATAGCGAAGTATCAATTGCGTATATGTCATCATCATTTTGAGTTGCTGTTGATTTAGATACAACGTATGCTTTTTGTTGCGCTTCTGAAATCATAAAAGCATCTCTTATCCATTGTATCTTTACTTCTTTTTTATTTTCAACAAATTTAGAGTTAAGTACATTTTCATTTTCACCGTGAATAACATCGTATGTATTTCCTACTTCATTTTCTTTTTGAGATTGGTATTTATCATATTTGTAATTAAACTGATTAATAGCGTATTTCTCATTAAACTTTTTTACTGTTTGTGAAAACTGCTTATTGTCAAAAAACCATATTTCTGTTGGATTATAAAATTCTTTATACATACCCATAAAAACAGTATCATTTACTTCAATATCTCCATTGCTTTCAGTTAATGCTGATTTTTTAATATCCTCTAAACTTAAAGTAAAAGGATTTGTATCAAGCCCTCTTAATAAATCTCCATTTGTTATAAATGTGCTATAATAATCGCTTCCTGTATCATAAGATGGGGCTGTTAATGATTTGCCTGAAATAGAATTTATAACATATCTTGCAACATCTATAAATCTAAAAGCTTTTGTAACCGTATTATATGCTGTATTTTCACTTGTAATCGTTGTTTTTAAAATAGATATATTCGCATCGCAATTCCATTTTCTTGTAGGGCTTGGTAGTGAATTATTTTCTAATATCACATAATTATATATAAATATCAGCCCCCCTCTTTGTAAAGAATCAATAGTGATATTATAATCTTTATTCGTTATAGAGAAGCTCTCTGTTTTATTTAATGTTGCTGTTTCTAAATCAATTCTTGTTGGAGTTGGGTCTGTTGGGTTTTGATAACCTATTGAGAAGTTAAAATAAACTTTACCGTGTGGAGTTCCTGCTCCAGCGCCAGTAAAGTAAGCATATAATGATATTGAAACATCTTCTATTGATATAGAAATATTTTTCATATTGTCAACCGCTCTTATTACTAAAAATGAAGATGGGTTGTTTGTTTCAATATCAAAAAAAGTTAAAGTATCTTTTATATCAGATTGTGTTATGTTTACACAAGGATTTACAGCATAGGCTCTGTAATTATCTTTAGTATTCATCGTATTAGAGTATGGGGTTGGTTGTTCCCATACAGATGTTTGATAGGTTGGCTTTGCGTAAACTAATACGTTTTGAGGAACTAAAGGAGATATTGTTATTCCGTCTAAACTTTTATCAGATTTTAAATTAACCTTAATATCATTTCTCCTTTTTATTATTTGCAAATCGCTGTCTTGAATTATCTTTAATTTTAAATAAGTCAAGTCGTCTGTTGATGATTTTGTAAAATCTAAATCACCTAAAACATTATCATCTCCATCAATATTTAGAATTAATCTAACTTTTGCATTATAACCATAATAATGTAAATAGTACAATAAGTTTTCTATTGCGTGATTCCTTTGATCTACAAATTCTAATTCAAACTCACCTGAATTAAATGACACATCACGAGCATACATATTATCACCTCTTGATAAAACCCAATTTAAGGCATTAAATCCTATAGGCTCATCAATTTGTACTCTGCCTAAACTATCGCTTGTAAATTCTAAAAAATATGTGTTCATATCTATACGTTTAAGCCTTTTCCATTTGCTCTATTACTTATTTCTCTTGTAATGTTTCCTGCTTTTGAAGCGTAATTATGTATTCCGTTTCTATCAATTGAAATATGATTTGTTTGAATGTTTGCAAAATGTTTAGTTAAAACCATGTCCATTTGACCTGCTGTCATTCCATTATTTACATTTACTTTTTTATTAGAGATTCCATTATTAGTAAGAATACCGTTAAGTTCATTATCAAACATCATTTGGCTTTCTTGTGCAGTATAAACCTTATCACCTTTTTCCATCATAGTCAATTGCGCTCCTTTTGTACTACCAAAAGTTTTTACTTTACCGTGTTTATCGGTAATAATCTCTGCACCACGCTCTTGAGTATAAGCTAAACCGCCAACTGCGCTATCTGTACCTTTCCAATATTCAGGTATTTTTTGCGCTGATACTGCTGCTATTTGTGCTGCTCCAATAGCCGCTATAATAATTGCTAAAGGTGTACCAGCAAAACCAGTTTTTCCTAAAGTAGCCATAACAGCTTGAGCCGTATCAATAGCGATATTAAATATAGCTTGTTGTTTTTTGGCTTTAGATTCTCTTAACGCTATTGCTCTACGTCTGCTTTCATATTCTTCTTCTATTTTGTTTTTGGCTTCCTCGCTTTGACCTGCAAACTTTAACGACACTTCTTTTTGTTTTTTTAATCTATCGTATTCAGCATCAAAATTTTCTTGACTTAATTTTGTAATGAAATTGTACATTTCTTGTACTCCTTCCATTATTCTTTGAGTGTTTTCAATATAATTATCACTCCAATCATCAGTTTTCATTTGGAGTGTTTCAAAAAGACTTGATAATCCTGCGTCAGAAGCAAAAGAATCTATAAATGATTGTATGTATTGTTTTGTAGCTTCAAGTTTTGCCTTTGCTTTTGCTTCTTCGTCTGCTTTTTCTTTATCTTGTTTGTCTCCAAAGGCTTGTTTAGTTATACCTAACCCTTCCATATCAACCTTTAATCCTTCTCCTTCATACTTTTCTCTTATGTCTTGTTGTTCTTTATAAAAATCATCAAGTTGTTTTAGTAAGTTATTTTTATGGTCAAAATCTAACTTCATTTCTTCAAGACGATACTTTTCTTGAACTATTTTATATTCAGTAGTTCCTTCTTTAAGCATTGATAATTCAGTTTTTCTTTTATCCTCAATAGTCTTTTTATCTAAATCATAATTCTCATTTGTTAAGTCAATTCTTTTCTTGAGATATAATGCTTGTTCATAAAGTAATTCATCATTACCTTGTTTTTGTATTTCTCTTTTTAAAATACGCAATTCTAAAAGTTTTTTTATCTCATCTTGTGCCGATTTCAATGCTTTATCTCTTGCTGCTTGCTCTTCTTTTTCCCGTTTTTTACGTTGTTCTTCGGTTTCATTATTATCTGTTGGCTTTGTATTTATACCAAAATTAGCTTTAGATTCTTTAACAATAGACGCTTGTTTTGCTAATTCTTTTGTGAGTTCAACAATTTTATTATTTATAAAGTCAATATTATCTGCACCTAAAAAACTTGAAAATCCACCAGTGTCTATTTCTGCTAATTGAGTTTTATATTTTGTCAATTCATCTTGTGTTAGTTTTAGTTGTTTTCTTGCTTCATCACCTATTTTTTTCGCTGCTGATTCAGCATTTGTAGATTTATTTACAAATAACATATTTGAGAGTTGAGACTTTTCCAAATTTAATGAATCTGTACTTTTGCCACTTGTAGCCGCAGCATATATTTCTTTTTTTATTTCTTCAAGGCGTTTCTTTATTTTATTTACCTCATCATCAGTTAAACTACCGCTTAAAGCATCTTTTAATTTTTCTTTAAATTCATCTTTACCTTCATTTGTACCTTTTAGTTTAGCTTTACCTCTTAAAGTTTCCCAACCAGATGTTGCGTTTGCAATAAGATTTACAATGTCAGTTAATCCGCTTATAGCAATAGTAAAAAACATTCCTAAACCGTTCGTAGGTGATTCATTTACTGTTCTTACTAAATCAGTCCATGCATTAGACAATCTATTTACAGAACCATTTAAAGTATCGATTCTATTTACGTTTTCTATACCATATAATTTCTCGAAGTTTTTTACAATTAAAGGAATATAGGTTGCTGAATCAATAGCACCCGCTTTCATCTCTTTCATTAACAACGCTTCTGCTTTTTGAACAGATGTAATTTGTGGATGCAATTCCATATATGCCATTGCAGCTGCACGCATAGCACCAGGCAAAGCATTACCTAATTGTTTCTTTAATTCCTCTGCTTGAATAGTACCTTTAGACATCATTTGCTCTAATGCAAGAAACGCACTATCTGTACTCTCAACAGATAATCCCATTGCAGCAGCAGATTTAGATACACTTGTAAAAATATCATCAATCTTTTCTTGACTGATAATTCCTTTTGCAGCGGCAAGGAAATCGGTGTAGTTTTTAGTTAAACTTTTTATTTCAACACCATACTGTTCTGCCAATGATGATAAAAAGGCTTGGTTTTTTGCAAATGCTTCTGAACTTCCTGAAACATTTTTTAAGGCTAAATCTAACGACTGTAACTCTCTTGTAGTTTGAAATACATCTTTTGCCACTTGTGCAAATAAATATACTCCTGTTCCTATTCCGAAAGCACCCATTAAAGATGAAAGCCCTCCAAATGCAGATTTATAATTACCCACATTTTTAGACATATCGCCTACTGCCTTGTCTGCCTTTCTTACTTTTTGGTCTAATATATCAAATTCTCTTTGTGCTTTTTTTACCGCACTTGTTGAGGCATTTTCAGCAGAAATTAAATCACGAAGTTTATTTTTGGCTTCTGTTCTTGCTCGGTTTAATTGATTATATGCTGAATTTAATCTTTGATTTGCTAATACTTGTCTATTCGTTGATTCAATAGATTTATTTTTTTGTGCTTCTAATCTCAAATTAGATGCTTCTACTTGATTTGCAGATATTTTTTCTTTGTCTAATAAAACTTGTGATTTTGTTAAAGACTTATTATACGCTTCATTCGCAGCAGTTAACTTTTTGATATTAGCATCGGAAGCACTTGGAGTTATTTTAGTCATTCCAGCACCCACTTCATTAACTAACTTAACAGTTGCTTGTAGTTTTAAATTTAATTGTTCTATACTTTCAATTGCTTTAGGCGATAAAACTTCTATAAATTCAGCCATGATTATTTTATTTTAGATTGTTTTTGCATTTCTATTTTTCGTTTGGCAAGTTTTTCGTACTGAATGTATTTTGCTAATGATAACTTTTCTTCTAATGTTCTTTCGTGAATATTCTCTAATGAAACTAAACTTTCGTAAAAATCAAAAACATCTTTACTCGACGTGCTTTCTAATGATTCTAATTCCATTAAATAGAAATTTAAGTCATTTTTTAATATTCCTATCTCAATTGATAAAATTCTGTCTATCTCATCTAACTTACCATTCGATTTATTAATAAAAATACCTATTTGGCTTAAATTAGATAATGTTTCTTCAAACGTTTCTTTTGTTAGTTCAGTATTATACAAAAACAATAAAGTCTTTGTTATAACGCTTATTTTGGCTTGTATAATTAAAACGTTATTTTTTAATTCTAAAAACTCTTTCGCTTTAGGATTTTCGCTTTTTAAATAATACTCATCGTAAATCTCTACAAATATTTCTTCTAAACCTTGTTCACTTGGTTTTGGTTTTAACAATTGATAGTTTTTTGTTTTTAAAATATCAAAAAAAACCTTTGCTGGAATTGTTTCAATGTTATGGTATTTTGGCATCTATCCTATATTTGCTTTTTGCTTTATGGCTAATACTACTCTCGGAGCAATTATTTCAACTTGATATTTGGTAAATACGTTTTGATTTAATCCTAAAATACCATCCCCGTATTTACCTACTAATGTTGCTCTTTTGGAATCTTTATTTCCAAATAAATATTTATCTCCTTTAGTCTTTAAAAGATACATACTATCTACAAAAGCACCTGTTAAAATTAAATCTACTGCTCCACCTGCAATTGGATTTTCATTCGCTTTAAATAATTCGTATTTTTTACTTTTGTATTTTACAAGTGTACCATTTCCATAAATATCCC